TTTTATAAAAATAGGATTTTTTGGCATTTTTACAACATCACAAGCACTAGTTATAATCGTTGCTGCACTCGCTGCAAGACCATCTATGAAAGCTGTAACTTTAGCTTTGTGATTTTTTAAAGTATTTGCTATTGCCACTGCAGCAAACACACTTCCACCAGGTGAGTTGATATGTACATTTATATTTTCTACATCACCTAGGTTTCCGATTTCTTCTTTAATTGTTTTGTCACAAACGTCATCCCAGAACTCGTCAGAACCGATAGTTCCATACATTACGATATCAGCACTTTTAGCTTCGTCATTCTTCGTTATGTTCCAAAACTTCTTTGTCATTTTTGGCATTGTTAATCATCACTCCTTTTTCTTCTAATAATTTGTTTTCCTTTGCTAAAATTCTTACATTTTGCTCAAAATCACCCCCGTTAAGCTCGACAGTTTCTTTTGTTCTAGTAGAGAATCCTTGCTGAACTCTTAAAGTACTTGCTTTAACTTCTTTAAGTGGGTCAAGTTGTCCTTGACTTGGTCCATTCCATTGGGCTCCGCTCCAAGCTTTTGTTAGTAATGGATCTTCTCCATAGTTCTTCATATCTACTCTACCTAGCAAATATGCTTCTCTTAACCATTCTTCATATACTACTTGCGTAAAATTGCTAGAGAACCAATCTCTTCTCTTTCTAAACATTTTCCAAGCTTCTAATAAAGCAGCTCTACTCGCAGAATAACTAGCTGTAAAGTGCTTAATTAGTAACTCGTATGGAACTTCTAATGCCGCTCCTATTTGTCTTAGAATTGCTGTTACAAAAGGGTCGAACTGTGCATTAGGTCTACCTGGATTAGTAGCGACAACCTTTTCTCCAGGATTAAGCCCTTGTACTAACCCAGGTGTTAGCTCTATTGTTTCATCATTAGAACTATCAATCTGTTCTGTTTCATCTAAGACTTCATGGTCTGCAATATTAGCTCCTTGGGTATTGTCTTTATCACTTTCAATAAAAATAGCATACATCCCACTTACCACTGCTGCCATAAGTTCTGCGTCAGTATATCTATCCAATTGCTTCAGTGCTTCGATTACTGGAGATAGAATAGGTATGCCTCTGACTTGCTCAGGTCTTTCGGCTAGCATTATATGTAAAATGTTTAACTGCTCTTGCTTTCCGTAAACAGAAATAAAGTCAGTTTCTACATTTCCTGACACATCAAGTGGGTGTTTTCTTGCGACATAATATCCAGAAATTCTATTGTTGTTATCAATTTTCACTCCATCAACGATAGTTTCATCATTTTGTAATAAAGAAGGTGTCATAACTCTATCAGGCTCAATTATTTGTAGCTTTAAGCTATATGGATTCTTGGGGGTTAGAAAATAGTTAAATTTTACAAAGCACTCACCATTTAAGAGAATTGTTAAGAACACTAAGTCTTGGACTTGGTCAAAATTAAGAACTCCCATCTGTTCAATCTTATTGTCTGCCCAGAGTTTGAATTCTTTTTCAATAGTAGTTTCAATTGCTTCAGCTTCTTCTTCACTAATCCCTAAAGTTTCATAGTCAATCGCTGATTTTAGCTTTAATCCGCTACCAATAACGTTTGAATTGATAGTTTTCATAACTCCTTGAGCAACAGGAGCTCCCATATACAAGTCCCTTGACCGTTCAACTAGCTTTTTCCTGTTCTTGTAGATGTCTTTTTTTACACCTCCGCCAGTAGAAATCCAGCCTTTCATAGAACTTTTTGTAGTAGATGCTCCATGATTTGAGTAACCAGTATTAAGAATTTCTATTTTTTTCCTAGCAACTTCTCTTTCAAGAGCCTTTTTAGGGTAAAAAAAAGCAATAGTTTTGTCTAATAAATTCATTTTTCACCTCCTTTTGCAATAAAAAAAGAAGATTAAAACCTATAAATCTCTAGGTATTACTCTTCTTCCTAATTTTTTTCTTCCATTATTGTTCAATTTGTCAAGTTCGCCCTCCCAGAAGGCTCTTCCTTTTCTAATTTCAGATAAATCTTCTCTCACAAGCTCTCTTGTACCAATTTTATAACTTTTTCCAGTCAGTACAGCTATTTCCGCCTTTCTGTAGACTTCAATCATCTGTGAGCACTCTTCTCTAGTGTAATTCAATTTATAAGGTCACTCCTTTCGATAAAACTCTTCTTTTTGATACTTTTGTAGTCTTTTTTGTTGCTTCAACCGTATATTTTTTACTTAAATTAGGATTTGCTATTTTTAAAGCAGCATAAGCATAGTTCCTCAAGTCTAGGGGTTCATTTCTCTTAGTTCCTATTACTTTCCAGATAGTTTTTTTGACTCCTTTTTCCCAAACAGTAGTCTTAACTTCAGATGTTAATCCTTTGAAATATGCTTCATCATAACCCCTGTCTACGTTATTTGGAAAGTGCATATACATAGATCCTGGTTCTTCAATTTTTAGTCTAGCAAGTATCGTTTCTTTCCCAGTATTAACTCCTAAAGTAAAGAGTGATATTTGCATTCTGTTAGTCCTAGATGGCTTAGATACAAAAGCTACTCCATCTCCACCTTTACCCTTAATACCGAATACTCTCCTAAACTCCCTAGGTTTGATATATTGATATGCTTCTTGTGTATAATGCCCTCCTGTATCTATACAAGTACAAAGAATTCTTATTTTTTCGCCATCTGCATACTCAAACTCTGTTTCCAGGAATCTATCCAATTGTTCCCACACATCATTTTGACCAGGTGAGCCTATAAATTGCTTATAGTAAATACCCCAAGACTCTTCTCCTAGCCCCCAACCTACGACTTCAATTTCTAATCTATCGTCTTGAACATCGACTCCAGCCGTTAAAACTTGAACTTGGTCAGGAATTTCTGAGGTATACTCTTCTTTTCTCTTAGAAACATCTAAGAAATCTATCTTTTCTACTTTTTCTTCCCATGTTTGACCGAGACATGTATTTGTAAAAACCTTCATCATTTGCATATTACCTTTTGCAGCTTTAAACTTTTTTATAATTTCTGGCCAGGTAGAAAAAGGACTGTATAACTCTGAAATATGAAAGCCTCTAACACTCCAATCATCTACTTCTTCCTGTGGTTGCCATATGCCGTGTATCATATTTCTTTTCCATTCATGCTCACTTGAAATTTCTAAACAATCAGAGCATTTATGCCCAACTGGTTCAAAGATTATGTTTCTCCATTCCAATTTTTGAAATGAACCACATTTTGGGCAAGGTATATAAAATTCTTCTTTTGTCGAATTCTCATATTCTTTCTCAACTCTTGAGTCTCCTTTGATGGTTGGTGTGCTAGTTATAACGATTTTCTTATTCCAAAAAGTTTTAGTTCTTTCAATCGCTAAGTTTAATGGATCTCCTTCTCCACCAACATCACTTTTAAATCTGTCCACTTCATCTGCAAGTAGAATTCTTAGAGGTCTGCTTGATAACTCAGCAGCAGAATTACTTCCAACCAATGTGATATACCCGCCAACGAATTCTTTTTGTAGTTTGGTATCTCTTCCGTCAACTTTATTCAGTATTTTATTTTTTAATTGAGGTGTACTCTGTATCATATCATCTAGTCTTGTGCTAGAAAAGTCTTCTGCTAAGTCTTTAGTTGGCAAAAGATACATGATAGGAGCAGGGTCATAGTCAGCATAATAGCCGAAAACATTCAATAAAATTTCAGTCTTAGATAACTGAGCTCCATACATCATCACTATTTTAGTTGTCTTTTTGTCAGAAATTGCTTTCATAACTTCCCGTTGAAATGGTACTCTATCAGTTTTCCATCTCCCTGGTTCAGCTGATGTTTTAGAACTTAAAATTCTATATGAATCAGCCCAAGTATCTATAGTTAACTTAGGTGGTGGTTTCAGAGTTTGAAATATATCAGCAAATAGATTAATTGTTTTTCTTAGACTTGGATTTTCTATTGGATCCTTTTCCTTTGCTTTTTTCATCTTCCACCTCTTCTTCATCTTCTAGAATTACGTTTTTATTTTTAAACAATTCTGGACTATAATCACTTAATTCCAGCAAAACATCTTCTATAGAACTCAAAACTATATCCTGGATATCTCCAAGATTATCACAACCCACAACCAAAGGGGCGATTTTATTAGGTACAGCTAACAATTTCCCTTTTAAATTTGTGAGCATAAATGTCATAACTTTTCTAACTATGTCAGCTGAGTGCAGTTCGTTTTTCAATTCTGATATTTTTATACTTTTTAGCTCTATATCTTTTTCAATTTTTTCAGTTTCTTTTTTAAGTTTTGTGTCTTTCAAATCTACATCAGCAGAGTTTTGTTCTTTAATAAACTCAATAAAACCTTTTACACTCTCTACGAGTAAATATTTACCTCTGTTTCCACTTTTTTTCACAATGCCATCTTGAGCTAACATTCTGATATATCTATCTGTTACCCCAAACATCTCCGCAAGTTCAGGGCTACTAACTATTTTTTCTTCTATGTTCATTTTTCACTCCTTAGGAACGGAAATCGTTAAAATTTTGACCAATATTCAGATGAAGTTCGGGATTCGCGAGACCCGCTTGACTTTTTTATATTCTGAAAGAACCTATTTCACCAATTGCTGCTTGTTATATCCTTTCAATATGTTTTAATTTAGAACTCTTTAGATTTTTAAGTTTTTAATTTGGCGGAGAGTATAGGACTCGAACCTATATGCCTATTAAGACAACTGCTTAGCAAGCAGTCCATTTACCATTAATGTAACTCTCCAATAAAAAAACTCTCGTAGAGGACGTATCCTATTCATTTAAGAATCACGAGAGTATTGATATCATATGGCAAAGGCTTTTTTAGAGTAGAGCCTCAATAACTACTACCAAAAATTAAGGAAGATTCTATGAATCCGTTAATCTCAATTTCTTCATGTTAACATACTAACACATTTTTTTTTACCTGACAATAACCCTGTTTTTACCCTGTTTTTACCTTTGACTAAAATTCAATTAATCTTTGAGTTTTAAAATGTATCTCCAAAGCCCCTAGAATTCTGTTTCTCATGCTATAAGTACTCTTTAGTGAAATATTAAGTGCATCGGCTATTTCTTCATAAGTCTTTTTATCAAAATATTTCATCTGAATGAATGCATAATCTTTGTTATCTTTAACCATGTTCAAGCACTCATCTATCCTGAATATCATTTCTGAATATCGACTTATGTTGTTGTATATTCTTTGCTTCAACTCTTCTAATTGCTCGTACTCGCTTTTTATCTCATACCCATTTCCACCTTGCCCTCCAACCCCACAGCATTTTTTAAGTTGTGGATTGGCTAGACGTTCACCCTCATCTTTTATTCTTTTCTTGTACTTCGTGTAGTTGATTAAGATATCTTCGATTTTTCTAAAAACAATCTTTTGCTCCTGTGTTGCCATTATCTACATCACTCCTTTATACATTTTTCCATAAAAAATATCCTGCTATTTGCACAACATATCCTAGTAATATGTAGAAGTTAATTCTATCTGCATCTTTTTTAGTTTTATTATCATTCATTGCATATATTATTCCGACTAATCCAATAACCCCAAAATGAAACATAAAAACAATTATTATTACTCTCACATAAATTTCCATCATCTCTCCTCTTTAGCTATTTTTACGGACTAACTCAAATTCTTGAATTCCCCATTCCAAAACTTCTAAATTTATCCCTTTTTCTTTGTATATTGCTTTTGTACTTCTTATAAACTCTAACTGTGCTTCTTCTAGTTCAGCATCTGTTAGTTCCTTTTTTCTAAAAATAGATTTTTTAATTGTTTTTTCTGTATTTCCTTCTTTTACTTTCAAATCTATTTGATATCTGTGTAGCATATTTAATCCCACTCCTTTCCAAGCTTAATTGTATTATCTACCATAAAATCATCACCGCTTGCTTTTGCTAATAATCTTTTAACCCATTCTAAAGCTTCTATCTGTCCTTTTGCTTTATAGTATTCTTTTATACTTTTAGTAACAGTATTATCATAGTCTATTTCAAATTGTTTACTTTCAATTTTTTCAAATAATTCTGCTTCATCTATCATGTTAATTCCACTCCTTCCCTATTCTTTTCATATTCTTTTGCCACTTTTCCCAGTAACAGTTTAATATGTCATCTTTTGTATAGCCCTTATTAGTTGAAATAATTATTAAATTTTGGAGTATTTGAAAATCATTTCCATAAAGAACACTCATGATTAAATTTTCTATATTAGGCTGATAAATTAATTTTAAATTTGTTCCGTCATTAAATAATTTTGTAATTTCATTTTTTATTTCAACAAAATTATCAGATATTTCTAATTTAAAATTAACCATTTGTGCTAGAAAAAACCAAATATCTGTTAATTCTTCTAACTCTTTAACTTTGTCATAAGGCTTAGTTTTCCAAGTCTTATGGCTTTCAGATGTTTCTTCATTGAATTCTATTACTTCTGCAATAAGGGACAATTTAATATCTCTAAGTGTTCTTTCTCTAACATTATTCAAACTTTCATCTAAATACTTTTGAAGATTTAATATATCCTCAAAAGTTTCGGGTCTTTTAAATTCCATTATCTCACTTCCTTTATCAATTCTGGATTTTCATAAACATTCCCTAATACTTCCATTCTTTCATTATTGTTGTTTGTAAAAGGTATATTCATTTCAAATTCATCATCTCTCAAAACAAATCTTGCTTCTTCAGTATTGAAAATAACTTTATATTTGCCATTATGTAAAATTACAATGTCTCCCTCATAAATTTCTTTTCCGTTTTTATCTTTTAACCCTGTGTATTGTATAAATTCAACATCATTAAATTCACGATATGAAACAGTATCTCTATAAACTTTTCTTTTTTGAAAATCCATGATTTCAACATTAAACATTTCTTTATTTAATATATCCCAGCATCTAAATTTAATCTCTCTCATTTTCTCCCTCCAAAGCTTCTATTTTTGTTTTTAGTTCTTGTAAGCATTTATCACATAAACTTATTATAGTTCCACTATTTCCACTATCTTGTCTTATTAATAAAAGATTACTTTCAATTTTACTACCACAACTATTACAAAAACTACCTAATTGTCTATAATTAATTTTTTCTTTTTCTTTGCTATTTTTATATATTACTTTAATCATCTTCTCCCTCCCAAGTTGCTATATCCCTTATATATTCGCCTTGATTATAGCAAATACAGCACATTACACTACTCTTAATATCATTAATATTTAATGTATTTTTTTTACTATCTAAATCTCTATTAATAATTTTTCTCTCCATTTCAAATTTTGTACATCCACAAATTTTACATCTCCACATCTTCATCCTCCATTAGCCCTAAATATTCTTTCACAGAATTTCCTTGTTCTTCCCATTGTTTAGATAACTCTCCATTAGAGTTTGTTATTACTTCAACTATTTCGTCTTGATGTTCTATCATAAATTTATTTATAAAACTTAATATTATTTTATTCATCTCCTAAAATCTCTCCTGCTCTTACTTTACCCCAAAAATCTTTATACTCCTTAGATTCCAAAACTTGCTTAGCTTCGTCAGAAAATAAAAAATAATTCCCTAAATCATATCTTTCATTATCTAAATCATTTCCATAGCCCTGGTTTTTCTCACCCTGGA